AGCGGCCACAAGGCTTCCCGGTCTTTATATCGACCCATTTCTCGTCAAACCATCGGCCAAGGCCACCACGGCCTTTACTTTTTGGTTTTGCGGGTTTTCGTGGTTTTTTTCGTTCCGCCACTGGTTGCTTTCCGGTAGGTGCCACCGCGCTTCTTATATTCGCGCACCAGCCACGCATTTGCATACGCGCTGGGGTACACGTCAAACTTGCGCTTGGCCTCAGCCTTTACGCGAGCATAAAGCGCCTTGTTAGTTGGGACGTTTTCACTTGCCACAGCTGCACCGCATCTTCTTGCTGCCCTTCTTCATACCCTTTTTCTTGCCGTTGGGCTTTTTCTTGCCGCCAGCTCCGTAATGTCCAGGCATAGCGAATAGGTGATGGGGTATCTCCAGTTTAACGGGCCTTGGATGTGTATTCCAGAGTTACTTGACGTCTGCTGCCTTCAAGCGATTTCCAGCGAGGGAATTTGACCAGGATTGAGGGGTCTAATACTTCTTCGGGGGGTTGCAGGGTTCTCCAGCGGTGGTCGCAGTCGCGGCAAGCGCGGTCGCGGACTGAATCGCCGTCTTGTGAAGTGTATTTTCCGAGGACACGTGTCTCATTTGATCCGCATTTGGGGCAGAGGGGCGCATTTAGCGGACGAAACATCCTTAATACAGGCGGTACGACGTAGTTCCCATGGCCTCGGGCTTGGCCAGGTTGAACTGCTGCAGCACAAGATACCCGAAAGCGTCAAAAGCGTGGTCCACTCCCAGATTTTTGTTAGGTAGGCCCGTTCCAGGGGTGTAGGTAAGGGTGCGGAGGGATTTGATGAGTTCTTTGCAGCGGGGGTGGATTTTTACGCGGCGTGCGCCGGATGCGTCCATCAGGCCGGTGTTGACGGCGGTGATTTTGTCGCGGATTTTCCAGGGGGAGCGGGGGGATTGAACGGTGAAGCCGCTGCGGCGCAGGATTGCGTGGTCGGTGACGCCGACGCCGCTGGTTTTGCGCGCTCCACCCGTGGGGTCGGGGCAGGCGATGACGCGGCGGTCTACGCCGTAGCGGCGGGTGACTTCTTCTGCGAAGTCCCAGGTGGTTGCGCCGCCTGTGAGCATGATTTCGTCGAAGACGTAGAGGGTGTCTTTGTCTTTTACGGCGCAGATTCCGCTCATTGGGTCCACGTTGAAGTCAACGCCAAGCAGGAGGGGTTGGATGGAGATGTCTTTGGCGTCGGTGGAGATGTTGTCGTCGGAGAAACTGATGGCGACGAGGCCGGTTAGGTTCTCGAAGGACGCTTCGAATTCCTGGCGGAACGTGCGCGGATCAAGTTGAGCGCGGGCTGCTTCAACTTCGTCGGCTGGGACGTTCCCGCCTTCGATGGTGGTGTAACACCAGCGCTTCCATTCATTGGTTGGGTCATCTTCGCAGTAGCACCAAAGGTCGTAGAACCAGCTGGCCGTCCCATCCGGGGTGGAAATGAACAATGCCCAGCCTTGTTTGTCGGCCAGGGCGGGTCGAATGACCTCAAACCAGACCTCGGCGTCCATAAATGCGGCTTCGTCGAGCACGACGCCGGACAAACTGCGGCCACGAAGGGCCATTGCGTTCTCTGTGCCCTTTAATTCGATGGTTGAGCCGTTGACTAGCTCTAATTTCAGGTCGGTTTCGTTCTTAGTTTTGATCCAGGCTTTGGGGACGAGCTTTTTAAGCACTTTCCAGGCAATATCCTTTGCCATCCGGTAGGTGGGGGCGCAGTAGAAGAAGGTTTCGCCGGGGTTATTGATCGCTCCACGCAAAAGTTCGACGCAGGAAAGGTATGACTTTCCGAATCGGCGGCCTGCAACGAGGACGCGGAATCTGTGTTCGTCAGTGAATACTTGCCCCTGTGCCCAGCGGAGACTAAGTGGGGGTGCATTTTGTACGGCCATGGGTATTACATTAACTGCTTTTTCAACCCCTACCCCCGGGTGGGTGTAGTACAATCAAATAATCCTGGGTGTATCAGTAAGTTCCCCGCGCCTTGATACAAGTGTACTACTTTGCAACCCTACCCCCACTGTGACAGTTGCACCGACTGGCACACAGTACAGATTTACTAAAAAATTTTCCGAAAAATCAGAATTTTCTGAGCGTGTGACAGCTGACACAGTGGCACAGTTAACTGTGCTACAGAAGATTTCTCTGGTAAAATATATTTAGTAACACACAGTTACTAACACTTACTCCACCCAAGAGTTACTAACACAAATGCCTGCTAATTCTTCCCCAGTTTCTGACACTTTAGTTGTCGTAACTGTCTGCTCTGTTTTACTCTCAGCCTGTGCAAGTTTCGCCCTAGTTTTTGCTATCGAAGACTCAGAAACTTTCAGAGAATGTGTACAACGAGAGCAAACATCTGCTGACGAATGTGCACTTATCATCTACGGTCGGTAAGTAACACAAACTCCCTGCTGAGTTACTAACACAAACTTGTTTTTGAGTTAGCTACACTTTGCAGGGTATTTTTGTACCCTAAATTTTATAGTACATATGTATTGTAATACTTAGCAAGAAATGTTTGCTAACTAAGTGTTATAGTACACATGTATTGTAACAAGAACCTCGACAATTTACTGAGAATGGTTTTCATTCTCGATTCGGATGTCCAACGTCGGAACCTGCAACGCCAGCTGCTCCGGTGCAGCCTCGCCTATTACGCGGCCCATGTCGCCTAACAGAGTTGCAACAGTTTGGAAATGTCCCCTTTTAAGGGCCTTTTGTACCGTTGCGAGGCGCAGCGCTTGCAGTTGGTTCAGTAATTCTTCACGTGTTCCGGTTTGTTCCTCCTTCAGAAGCTCCATAGCGCGCCGATAGTCTTCATGTCCGGTACGTATAGAGACACCGAAGCGAGACGCCAATTTTTCGCAGATCTGAATTCTCGTGCCACCTTCCAAGATGTAGGCATAGGCAGCCTGCGCCCTTTCCTCTACGCGATGGGCTGCGCCCTTGCCCTTGCGCCACCGCTTCGACTCATCATCAGCAACGCTGGTCTTCTTTTCTTCAGTGTTGTTATCAGCCACGGGCTGGCATTCGTAGACCTTCACTAATACTAACCGGACCAGGGAGACTCGCTAGGCGCTCCAGGGGGTTGACACATGCCTCCCACAGTGTGCTACATTGTCCATGTACCGAACAAAGCCCATCCATGGCGCAGACACCGGCACAAAAAATCGCTCTAGTCCTTGCCGAACTGCAACGACTGGACGATCTGCTCAGCACTCTCTGGCATGAAGACAGCAGACGGGAAGTCACAGCCCGTCGCCGTGCTGTCGTTGCCGTTGGGCAACAAATCCAAGACGTAACCGGCGAAACCTTCAGCGCTCCAGCTGAACCCAAACATCCTCGGTTCGCTCACCTTTAATTCACCCATTCAGGAGTCCACCCATGGCCCTCTCAGACACAGCCCACGAACTAGAGCTTTACGCGACCAACGTTGAAGTGTGGTACGCGCCAACCATCAAGAACCTTTCTAAGCATTGGAAGCGCGGCAACTTTTCCCTGGATCTCGCGATCCACTCAATCGAAAAGTATTGCCTGACCCCTGCAGCTAAGCAGTACCACCGCGAGAACGGCAGCATGGCCGACGCTTGGCACGACATCTTCCCTAAAGCCGTTCGCCTTGAAGCTGCGGAATCAATCGCACGCTCCTGGGTTGCAGAGTTCAAAATCGGCAACTTTTGGGACTGATCGTCCAACTTTCCAGAAAATCCAGTTTCGTTCCACCCATGAACCACGCCATCCGCACAGAACAGCTCCACACCTTCGACGATGTCCCACGCTTGACTATTAACAAGTGGTACATAACGGGACACAGCGACTGGGACAGCACCGCACGGGTAACGGTCCAGATCGCAACCGAAGCCGACGGCGTACCAGCTGCCATTGAAACTTTTCTGGCTGGCCTGCACGGCTCCAGCTATCGCAGCGAAGAAGACATCGAACTTCTGAAACGTTTCGCTGGCGCGATGGGGCTGATGTACGAATGCGCTCCAGGGGTTAGCAAGTGATGGCGACCCAAGCAGAGATTCAGCATCGCCTTAGCTACGCGCGGGCGATGCTTGAACGCGGCATCCCCGTGGCATCGCTGGCAACCATGATCAGCGCCCGCTACTTCGTTTCACGCTCCACGGCCTATAGCGACATCACGGCAGCCGAACAGGAGATCCAGGTTTCCGATGACGGTCCAGCTGATGACGAAAGTCCTTGCGATCCCGTAGCAGTGTTGGCAATGCTCCAGCACCGCTTAGACCTTGCCATCGCTAAGGGCAATGACCAGCAAGTGTGCCAGCTCATTAAGGCGATTGATACCGCCAAAAAATGGCAGGGCTACAACTCCGATTCCGTTTCTCCATTCGCATGAACTACCCCGACATTGATGACGCTCCACTCCCCTTCGAGATCTACACCGAAGAGGAACTAGAGCAGATGCAAATCGAACAGGAGCAGGACGACTGGGAACGCTCCATCCCAACACCCGCCGAACGCAACCGCAGCCTCAAATGAACTACTTTCCCAACCGCTTGACCAACAACACACTCCCGCGCCAGCACAACGAGCGTTGGGGGCCTGTGACACGCTCCACCCGTGCCAGTGCTTCTGGCAGGTTGATTAAATGCCCGCACTGCGGCGCAGAGCACCGTGTTTATCACTTTTCGTGGTGTGCGCTCCAGTGCATGAGCTGTAAAGCCATGGTTGATAAGTACGACTGGAGTCGCGAAGTATGAACCTCACAGACCACGAGTTAGCGCTGCTGGCTGATTCCGTTTTTTGGGAGATGGAGTTCTTAGGACGTGCCGAATGGCAGGACACGCCACGGGCTAAAACGCTCCAGGCAATCCAAGACCGGATCCACAACTACCTAGAAACTTCTGGGTACTACAAAGACCGCGCAGACCTCGCATGACCAAGATCGAAACGCTCCAGGCAAACGCCAAGCCTTCGTGGCAACCCCAAGAGGTGAGACTCGTGTATCTCACTTATAGATCAAACATGTTGGGGCTTATGCGCTGTCAAACGTTGGCAGCGTCCCTCAACGAAGCCGTGACACGTGCCAGGAGAAAGTACGGACCAGGGGATTTGATTTCTTGGGGTACTAGGAACCTTCCCATCGTTGGGGGCATGGTTGGCGGGGGTGAGTTCCTACGTGGCAAACGTGACATCGACTTCCTCGATGACGTGTCGCGGATTTATCCCTGAACGTTCCAGGGCTAGGCATACGGCCAGCACATGGTTGTGTCGCCTAGCCATACGTCTTCGTCGTTGATGTCTATGGGCCTGGCGGCGACGTACTCGCGGAACAGTTGCTTTAGACGTTCCAGGCTTATCCCCAAGTCCGCAGCCTGTAGGGCCACGTTGGTAGTCCCTTTGTAGAGACGATCTAGGGCTTCTTCTAGTTCTTGAGGGCTTGCTGAGCGTTCCAGATATCCATTCTCTCTAGCCATTGACACTCCGCCCCACGTAATTCTAACTCATTGAGCAAGCGCACTTGCGGTGCTCCGCTGCGCCGTGCCACCACAATGGCTCCCGTCTTTGGCTTGATCCCAGTCAGGGTCTGGAGTCCCAGGGAATACGCTCCGGCTTGGCAGATGTAGTTAGCCAGCATGTCCTCGCTTCGTGCATTCACGCTGGTTTTCCAGTCAGCGATGCACAGGGTGCCGCCAACATCGAGCAGAGCGTCAGCCGTTCCAGCCCAACCTCGTGGGTCATGTACGGAGAACTCGATGGCATGAATGGCGGTTACGTTCTCTCCGATCCAAGTCCGTAGACCTCGGGCGTAGCCAGAGGCGCTCCAGGAGACCCTAGGAGCCCCCTGAATGGCTTTTTCGATGGCCCAGGTAGTGATTCCCTTGGGGGCACGTTCCAGGCCGTCATCTCCAGTCCTCCAGCTTCCTCGCTTGTTAGCGCTATTACGCGCGAGTTTTGCTGCTGTCTTGAGGACGTACTCCGCGTGATCGTGAGCCAGAGTCCCGCGCTGGCAGGCAATATCACGCTCCAGGGCAGAGCCTGGCTTTTGAATCCATCTATCCAGTGCATCTTTCTGCCATTGCGGGGAGGTCTCCTTAAGGATGTGGGTAACTGAGGCGTAGGTGTTGCCTAGTTCGTCTCGGTAAACGCGGTGCGGACCCGAGTCATCACGGACCAGGCTCCAGCGGCGGAGTCCGGCAAGGGCGTTTTGTGTATCAGACAGATTGCTTTTGCTGCTCACGCTCTAACCAGGTTTTTTGTAATTGATGCACTTTGGGCTCGATCAAGTGCATAGAACTGATAACGCCTGACAGACAACCCACGGTGACTGAAACGCACCCGTCCTCAAGAATAGTAATGATGGGCTCAGGGAGCGGCAGATCGTAGCTGTGGTCAGGCATCTCCACTGTGCGTTTACCGGAGTCTAGCCTTGTTCTCCTTAGCAAAAAGCTGCGGTTGCTCTTTGTAGAGACCCTTCAGTTCGTCATATATCCACTCTTTTGGGTAGTGGAAAGTAGACCTGTTCGCTCCATCAACATATTGATCATGCTTGGCGGGCTCACAGGCAAACTCAACCCTCCAAGAGCGTGCCAGGTAACGGCCTATTTTTGAAAGCTGCTCGTTGCTTAAAACCACGTTGAACAGTTCCATAACGCCACGACTGATTGGAATATCGGTGTAGACACCAGTAACTCCGCCTGCGGCAGGCAGAGCTAGTTGCATTGCGTAGTTCTTTATCTGCAGTTGGTCCCGATCATCAAAAGCAATGCCGTAGGAACCCGCAAATTTCATCAACCACTCAAGGTTTTGCTGTTCGGGCGTTGTAGTCAAGGGCTGCGGTGAGACCTTTTCAAGAAACCAGCCGTCCATCCATACAGCAAAGGGA